GTGGGCTCGGAGATGTGTATAAGAGACAGATTTATCTATCCAGACCGTAGGCTTTTAACAAATAGTTTCGGTTGTAATCGAGCATTCTCTTCTTGCCAGACCCTAGACGTGCCTTCCAGTCTTCTCCACCGGGTACAATCACTGTTTTGAACCCCTTCTTAGGGTTCTGGGGGTCCACTTGAATGGGAAGTCCCGTACTTTTGTCCACATCAATAAGTTTGTACATTGGAGCGCCACCGGTAGTACCCCGCATTCTAGCATACCCGAAGATGCCGTCGTCGCGAAGTCCGTCCATATACTGTTTTGAGTACTGCGGAATAGGTTGATTCGTTACGGCGTACCTGCCCTGATTAAAGTAGGGGCTGTAATAATTATTCTTAGGCGTGATGCTTTTAAGATCAATTCCAAGCATCGCAGCTTTTTCTAGCGTGGCGGGTGAGATATCAAAAGTACCCGCATTGCTCAGACCGCTCTTTACGAGGCTTTTTAGGTATCCGGTTAATTGACGCAGAGTTCCCGCATTAAACCCACCTGATTGGCCTAGTTTTACAAGGGTGGATTGAGCACCGGTTAGATCTTTGTTGGTGAATCTCTGTTCTCCCGCTTGCCGCAGAATGTCTCGTGCAAAAAGCTGTTGAGTTACCGGAAGCGACTGAATGAACCGGGCTGCTGCTTTTGCCCCTTCTGTGGTCCTAAAATACGAACCGATATCCACTCCCAGATATTTTTGAAGACCACCCTCCGCCGGTCCACGAAGAAATCCGGTTATACCGCTTTGCTTTAGGTCAAAGTCCAGTTTTTGCAATCTCGTAAGCATCTCCAGAGACTTGTCTAGAACCTCAATATCTTTCGCAGCACCGGGGTTTGACAGGGCCTTGCGCAAACGCTCTTTCTCTGCATCGAATTCTTTGTTTACAACGGCAAGCTGCTTGTCCCTTGAGTCAGCCGTAGAGGTGCGAAGTTTAGACCCAAGACTTGTTCCCTTGGCAAGTCTTTCAAAAATCATACGTTGTTGGATGTCCCCCGCATCAAGTTCGCGCCGGATCACCTCCGATCTTGCCTTAACGGCAACGGCATCGGAATTAGCGGGAAGAGGGGCCGGGCTAACCGTCAGTGGTCCAAACGGGACACCCAGTTCGTTACCCAAAACAAGCCGGGCCGTTCCGGTTCTTAAATTTGCATTGTCCGCGCCGAACGGAAGATTATCCAAGGTGCCCTGAAGGTCCGTTGTAAACCCAGGAACTGCGGCTACATATGCAGCGGTAATCTCCCTTGGATTTGTTATTTGTTCTCTGCCCTTAGTTACACCAGCAGGAAGCGCGGCAGACGGTTCTAGACCCAAGTCTTCCAAGCTCTTTGAAAGCTCTCTCGCAATGAACGTATTGTTAAGGTTTGCCGGTTCTTCTCCTGTTTTTATAGCGTCGAATATGTTCAGATAAGATGAGCGAAGATTTTCCGCGTAGGTCTTCTGCTCGTCTAAACTAAGAGGCGCAGTGGTGACAGAACCGTCCTGTTGGTTCACGCCCACAACCTTTTCAATAGGAAAGTCTGCCCCCGGTTTCAAGTCGGGGTTTTGACCAAACTTCGTAGAATTAAACCTGACCGAACGATTGCCAAGACCTCCTTTCCTTTGCACCTGTGCTACTTGAGCCAGCATACCTCGGAAAGAAGCTTGAAACTTAGGGTCATCCAAACCTCTTGGAGCGCCTGCGGTGCCGGTGGGTTTTTCGTAACGCCGGTAAGTGCCTGGGGTATCCCCGACTTTAATTTCTGTACCCGAGTCGACGCGAAACTGCCTCATTTTCCCATCAGAAAAAACAGCTTTTGTTTCAATCTGAGGCCCAAACGTAGGCACCCCATCCGAAGAAAGAGCGGTAATTTCCCGGAAGATACCGGTGTCTGAAATCTTGGGAGCCCCAGCCTTGGGATCATCCCCCAGCAGCTTTTCTGCAAGAGCCCGCCGCTCTTTGGCGCTGGCCGCCGTCGCCGTGTAAGCAGCCATCTTCCGCTGGCGCTCTTCCTGCTGCTCCGCAAGTCTGGTGGCGGCCCGCTGCTTCATCAGAGGACCAGCTATTGTAGAAAGGTCCCCTGCAATAGGTGCAACCAATGTGCGGCCAAGCGTCCCCAAGGGGCTCTCTCCCCGCTGCGGCGCTGCGCCAAAAGCCGTGGCAGCACGGCCCATCAGGGACAGGGCAAATTGCAGCTTGGCGAAATCGGTCGCCTCCTGATTCTGGGCGGAGTAATCCGTCTTGCCAAGATAAGCCTCTAGCTCGGTGTTCTTGGCGCGGACGGCGTCCCAGTCGGTTTTGAACTCGGGACTCAACGTTCTATAAATATTCCCGAACTCGTTAGCTCTCCGGTTTACTGGTGGTAAAACCATGAGTAACTCCTGTTAGACCATGCCTTGGCCCATGGGCCCTGCACCTTGCATCATGGCTTGCATCATCCCCGGATCCATCGGCGGGCCACCCTGTCCGGGAGCCATGGGCCCCTGACCCTGCGACATGGTGCCAACCCGGTTGACCAAGGCCCCCGTCTCGGCGGCCATGGCGTCGGCAACCGCGCTCTTCGTGGCAAGTTCCGCGATCCCGCCCATTCCGCCTTCGGCCCCGACTTCGGCAAGTTCTTCCTGCATCAAAGCGCCGATGCCTTGGTCCAACTGAGCCAATTGAAGAGTGGGCTGTACAAGGGCAAGAACAGAATCAGGAGTCCGGGCGGCGTCATCTGGTCCGACAACCTCGGCAAGACGTGCTCGGTACGCCTCGACATCCGCGTCATCATCCCAGACCGCATTCATAAGATCCCGGAATTCGGTTGCGTTTTCGACGTTTTGACTGCTGCGGGCCGCCTCTTCGTTGACGGCCTCCTCAACGCCGCCCTTTATGGCCTGCTGGAAGAACTTGTCGGCCTCCGCCTGCTGCATTTCCGGGGGCATGTTGTCAATTTCTTGAGCCATCCTCTGCATTTCCGGAGGCAAGCCGCCCTGAGGAGGCATCATGCCATCCTGAGGAGGCATCATGCCGCCATTTGCCATACGGAACATCCGTCGATCATAAACACCGGGCATCGTAAATCCTTTCTTAAAACAACTTGCCTATTTGTTTTGCGCCAGCCGCCGCACCGAGGAGGCCGGTCCCCGCACTGGCGACCTGCTGGAACAGAGACGGTGTCGGCGCTTGAGGGGCGACTTGAGAGCCAATGGCAGACTGGCTCGAAGGCGCGCCTTTGTAGATATCGCTCAACCAGGACAGCCGGGTCTGTGGCTCAAACAACTGGCGTTGCTGGTTCTGGAAGTCGGCATTCAAGGCTGCTTGGGTCTGCGCTCTCTCAAGACCGCCCGCCTGCTGAAGGGCCTGGAACTCGGCGACAGCCTGCTGCTGCGCCTGCTGCGCGGCGTTTAACTGCTGTACGCCCAAATTGGCCTGGGCCTGACCAATATCTCCGTACTGCCCCGCGAGGGCCTGTTGGGTGCCCGCGAGGTTGCCGTATATCGAAGCAATACCCTGCTGCTGCGCCGCCGCCGCCTGCTGGCGGCGCTGCGCGTCTTCAAAAGCTTGCTGGCCGACTGTAGTGCCAAACTGGGCTTGGGCTTGCTGACGACGTTGCGCGTCTTCAAAAGCTTGCTGAAGTGCGGAACTGCCGAACTGTGACTGGGCCTGTGCCCTGCGCTGTTGCTGCTCAAAGCCCTCCATGGCCTGCTGCATGGCGCTTTGAAAGCCCGCTTGGCGCATACCAGCCGCCGTCCGGCCCTGCTGTTCTAAAATATTGCGGGTTAGTTCAGAAGACTGCAAGCCTTGGCGCGCACTGCCGAAAGCGCCTCCCTGTACTGCGGCGGCATTCTGCTGGTTTCTCGCAATTTCGCCTTGCCTGCTGATGTCGCTCAATGCCTGCTGTACGGCGGCATCTTCAAACTGGTTGAAGTACGGCGAGACGGTTCCGGGATCGAAAGCTTGCGCATCATACCCCGCACCGCGTTGGAACTGACCCGCGTCATATCCTAAAGCCGCCGGTCCTTGCCCGGTCGATAGTGCCAAGCGTTGCTCGGCCCGGCCCAGAGCACCCGCCGCCTCTGCCACTGACCCAGGGGCCGTGCTTAATGCACCGAGGGCGGTGCCCATGGTGCCTAGACCAGTGCCCAAGGTCTCTCTTCCGCCCTGTGCCAACTGCCGATATTCGCCGAGACCGCCAGCCAGACCGGCTTGTGCGACAGCTTGCTGTTCTCGGGGACTTAACCCGGCGACTTTCTGGGTCGGAAGCTCTAAAGCAATGTCCGCGAGGCTTTTACCGGACGCCAGGAGGCCTAGTTTAACGGCCTCAATTTCCTTTGCCTCGCGGACAATTTGTTCTGTTATAGTAGGCATGGTGCGTTACCCTCGCATCTCGAAGTTCCGCATCATATTGTACAAGTTCTGGGCCCCCCGGTAGCGGTTGCCTTGGCCCGTGGGGTCAGCCCCCCGTACAGAGCGGGAATTCAGGACAAATTCGCCGTCTGAAAGCATCGCGGGAATGTCGTCGGACCTCTCGGTTCCGGGGCCCTCTACAAGCATTTCGCGGCGCGGATACCGAGCCGTTCCGCCATAGTTCAAGTACCGGGGCTGGCCGTCTATCAGGCCCCCGTCAGCCGCGTAAGAGGGGTACTGGTACGACGGGTAAGTGACGGGGTTTAGCCCTACGTTCTGAAACGATGGGCTCAAATCAGCTACCCGATACGATTCCCCTGTTGAGGATACTGTTGGAATCGGCTCCGCTCTTTCGTTCCGAATCGCTTCGATCCTGGCCTGCTCCGCCTCCTCGTCTTTACGCCTTTTCTTCTCCTCCTCGCTTTCTCCGAATGCGCCGCTAGCTGCCGCAACGCCCGTAAGCCCGACGACGGTGGGGCCGTATGCGACATAATCGGAGGGCGCTGCTTTAAGACCCGCTGCCGTCACCTCCGCCTGTGAAATATTCTCTATTTTAAAGCCCTGCGCCAACCGCTGGTCTATAAACGCCTGCTCGGCATCCAATATGTTTTGTTTCACCACCTCTTCGGTTTCGCCTCCACGGAACGCCCAATCCCCTGCCGTAGAGATCCCTTTGTCTATTTCGGGCAGGCCAAGGGTTCTTTCAAAGAACCCTGGCGTTTTCCCGGCGGATGGAACGACGCTGGGAACGGCGTCGGTAAAGTCTATGTCGCCTCCGTGTGAAGCGGCGGAGGGAACGGCGCTGGGAACGGCGCTGGGAACGGCGCTGGGAACGTAGGCAGAGGCCTGTAGTTCAGGGCCGCCAAGCGCCGCTTCGCCGTAACCCCAGTCCTGCTGTGCGGAGAGCCCGGCGGGGCCAGAGCGGACGGGGGGGATGTTGGAGGTTGTCACAAAATTAACGGGGATGGTCCCACTGCTGGCCCCCGATGTGGGACCGGCCCCCGGTGTGAGCCCGGACCCGGCAGATTCCGCTGGTAGTATGGTTCCTCCGGGGTCCCAACCGCCGCCTGCAACCGCCGCGTCACCGGCCCACGTCCCAGTGACCTTGTCGCCGACCGGGAAACCACCCGCCGCGTCACCCATATCGGCAGCGGGCACCCTGTACCCAGAGACACCCCCCGCTGCTCCCACTCCAGAGCCAAGAATGCCCGACTGGAATGTGGTACCCAGGTTAGTGATCGCGTTCCAAGGCGCAGCCGCAGCCGCCGAGGCCCCGCTCATGAATCCGGCACCGCTGGATAGGCCGCCGATACCTCCCGCAATTACGCCCCCGGCGTAAGCCGATACGCCTGCGAACAGGGTGTCTTTCCAGGATCCGCCACTAAGTTTGGTGTATGCCATAGACGCTAGAATGCCGCCAATACCCGGCAGGATCGCATTACCCGCCACCGCAACAAGAATAGGTGCGGCTCTCTTGAATATCTTCTTTATGGCCCTCCCGATACTGCTAAAAAAGAACTCGGGCATCCCCGTATCAGGGTTGATACTATTAAGCTCATTGCCGACCACATAGCGTTCCGGGTCCATCCCCATGTCCCGCATCTGCGCGAACAGCATTTCCTTAACCTTGGGGTTAGAGTCCAGCACCTCCATCGGGATGACCGTCTCACCCTCGGCAGCATGAACAACGTATATGTCTCCGTTTCTACCAAACTCCGCCAGCCGGTCTACCTGCTCCCGCATAGAGCCGATACCAATCGGTGCAAGATCGTAATCCGCAGAGGCATGGACGAAGGATGCGAGGCCGGTGTTTGATGGGGTGTATGCTTGCTGCAACATCACGATAGCTCCAGAACATTTGCAAAAACTTGAATCTTCGACGCAACATCGCAATTGAAAATGAGCGTGTCTCCGGTCTCAAGGACAAAAGGCCCTGAGAGTGACACGTCTGCGGTGGCGGAGGACGAGGCCAAAGTAGCCAGCGTGACCTTCTGCAAAATCACCGTTACCGAAGCGGAACTATCGGTTATCTTGGAGTATACTACTACTGCTCCCGTATGGCTATTGTACATATTTATGTCTTTTACCAGCGCAACGGTGGCGGCAGGACAGGTATAAGCGGTCACGTCCCCCGTGGCCCCGACAATAGTGACGATGTTCTTGTACGCAGAAGCCATTAGTCCATAAACCAGTTCAGGCCGTTGGTGTCGTCTTCTCCACTAACAACAGAGGGAAAGTCAATCTTGGTCAGCGCCATCTCCAGATCCCGCAGAATCCGGACAAAAGTATCCGGGTCGTACTCATCGGGAGCCATGGGCATACTGTGATCCAACAGACTAGCCATTACCGTCTCCCGTCTGGACGGATATCTAGGCGGAGATCCCCCAGCGTCCACGTAATATCCGTTGTGGAGCTTTCAATCCGCAATGCTATCTGCCTAGACCGACTGCGTAGAAAAGACTGCTGGGTAGTAGATTGAACGGCGCTTGTCGAATTAGTAGACAAGCTGTCTCCCGGAAAGTTACGCGTCTTGAGGATGTAATCTACAGACGCTTCAGCATTACTGCTTGTTATGCTGATGTCCGGAATGAGGCGGCTTACAAACATGAACTGTTCTCCATCGCCCAGATCAATGTCAGCCGATTCGATGAAGGCCGTCATAGGCGACCCATCATCATCGTCACCTGTTTCCTGGATGTAGACGTAATTAGTGCCGCTGGCTACACCGAAGCCTCTTGGATTGTCATGTATGCCGTAATCCACCCAAGCCGTCCTTGAAAGCGTACCCAAATCCCAAGTGTTCTCGGCAAAGTTAAATTTCACGTAGCGGTCTATTTCGGTAGCGTCCGCACTGGGGTAGAACCAGAAAACCTCATCAAACATCTTGTTAGATGCCGCAAAGCATTTGAAGCTCTGCTCAAGGTTGATGTCGTCAAACACGTAACGAAGAAGAGTGCATGGAATAATTTCAACGCGGCCCGTATAAACATAGAAGTTCTCACGATCCATCCAGAATACCTTGTCGCCCACGGTAGTGACGGCGTTGGGACCGAGAATCGAGACGTTATTCGCCAGCATTGCAATACCGAACGTGAAGGGAGGTCCGGTAAAGCGCATGGCATGAAGGGAGGCGTCGGTCCAGATGAGCATCTCCTGACGCGTTTTCTGGGCCGATATGATCTCCGAACCGGAGGAGATCCGCTGGGATCCCGCCGTATTGGTCACGGTCGGGGTCCAATCTACTGCATCCTCCTGATCTGACCAGCGTACCAGGAGCAAGTCTTGGGCGGTTTCGTTCAAAGGGTTACAGCCGAAACAGACAACATGTCTGTCCGCACCTGAAACCATAATCCGCCGTGTTATTGTCGGCGCATCGGAGGCTCCGGTCTGCGAAGCAAAGGTAGTTGCCCGCGCCCCAAGGCCCAGCGTCTTGTCCCAGTAGTAGGGGGTGCCGTCGAAAACATTAAAAATAAGGTCTTCACCCCAGTTATCCTGACTCCACAAACGAATATTTGATCCCGTGGTCGCAGCGGTACTGGAAGATTCTCCCCACCCCACAAAGTCGTTTGCTTCTTTTACAGTTGCCGCGTCGGCATGGGATGCGGCAGTTGTCCCGCGAACACCTCTAACAACACCGGCATTAATAGTATTGGTAGATTTCCCTGTATATTGGATCAATTCGCTGCCGATTAGCATCATACCCACGAAGGTTACCGTAGCTCCACTAGAAGAGGTTGCGGCAGTCGTTCCGTCCTCTCCTCGAGTCAGGTCACCGAATACGTTACCCGCATTAGTTCCGTAGCGTATTTTCTCGCTGCCAATCAAGAGTGTCCCTTTATCAGGGAAGCCGCTCGAATCCGCTGCCGGGATAGAGGAACTGATAATCGTAAGATTTGCACTTGTTGTGGTGGAAGCTGTTTCAAAACTAGCGGCACTCGTCAGTGTAAACGAAGTCACACTGTCGTTTATACCACCGCTGTCGTTAAGAGTGGTCTGAGAATATCCTGTCGTTAGACCGCCCCAGAGACCCGCTCCAAAACCTGTTCCACTTATAACCGTGTTGAGACCCGTATTTACCTGATAGTTAGCGATGATCGAAGAACCGCCTCCTGCGGTGCTTCCGCTAGAAGACGAACCAGTCGTTGTAATCGTGTAACTATTAGAATCAACAACAGTTATCTCATGTTCGGTATTTAGCTGGGCCGCAGTTATGCCATCCGTAGTGGTCGCACCACTGAACGTGACAAAGTCACCCGTCACTGCTCCGTGGGAGGGAGCAGTAACCGTAACTACAGCGGAACTGGCCGCACCCGTTTTTAAAGGGTCTGAACCAAGTGTAACAGTGGATCTTATTGGCGTGATGTCATAATAGCCACCGCCCTCTTCGATATAGAACTTGGTTTCTGTCCCAACGCCCATGTACTTCGAACCATCCAGCGAGGCCCACACATGAAGAGAACGCCCCGTGCCTTTTATCGTATTGCTACTCAGCCTTTCCCAACCGCCCATCTTCTCCGGGCGTCCCTTACGAAACCGGATCAGGTCTGAATTAAACCAGCCGTTTTCATCTCCGTAAGACGTAGTCTCACGGTTAACACCGGGCCGAAGTTGTAGCTTCGTTAGCGGCATTTACGTCTCCAGAACCGGCCAATCATAAAGGATGCCGGATTTCACTGTTGTGCCATCGCTCTCATACACCACAAATAGAGCCTCGACGGCATTCGTATTAGCCGCGCCATCAATAGCGGAGACCATTGCATCACCCTTGGTGCGGATTGCATCGCGCCATGTCTGGATGTTAGAGGGAATAGCGGTGCCTTTGTCGGCCTTGCGAATGACGCACCAATCGGACTCGTCCAGCAATGTTTTCTGCTGCGCGTTCACTTCGGTCTTCAGATCGGACTTTACGCCGCTCAAAGTCTTCGCGGTTTTACTAACGGTTCCGTCAGCATTATAGGACCAATCATATAGGCGGGAATCCGGGGGACTATCCTGCACGATTTCGGTAATCCCTGCCGAGGTTCTATCCTTTGCGGACCAGACATCCCAGTTCGGAGGCTGCAAAACACCATTATCATCACGCCATGCCTTGCCAATCCGGATAGTTTGGTCGGTAGCCTCGTGGCGGTAAACAGTTGCCATAATCTGCTCCTAATAGAGACTGTATCGGGTGTTGAAGTAACTTTTTAGCGACGCTAAGTCATCGCCTGTTTGTACCGACGAGTAGATCGCCAATTCAGCGATGGTGCAGTCCGCGTACTGTGTTGATGCTGTCTTCGCTCCAACAGATATTGTTGTCAGCGCGAGTGTTCCGCCATCACCTCCGGTGACAGCACTATCGTTATTCAGAGCCTGAGAACTGCTGGAGCCGTTCCACAACGACTGCATTAAATACGCCGTGCCAAGGGTCGGGGATATAGCGTTGATGAAGTCCTCCCCTGCTCTTTGCTTGAGTTGTGGCGATGATCCGTTCTGGACGAATGATTCCATATCGGTTGAAGGATTAAACCCGAGGATCACATCATTGCTTGTCCAAGTGTTCACTTTCGCCACGATAAAAACATGTACTGGCTGTGCCAGACTGAGAGAAGACACGATTAGGTTATCATCAGAACCGTCAAAATCCAGCACATCCTTCCCGTTAAGATTGGCTGATAGCAATGTCGGTCTTTTGGTACCTGAAGATGTTAGATCATGGCCGTTACCACTTTGATCGGCCCATTCGCTCACCAGATCGGAACCGTCCTTGGTCACTCCAAGATCGGCTCTGAAATGAACAAATAGATTTGTAGTCACAGGGATATCGCCTGAATCCGGGTTAGCTAGCCACTGCGAACCAAACATGGTCATTCGGTCAGGCTCCTGATAGTGCTTTTTGAACTGCCCCAATGAGTATCGAGTCAGCCGCCGATACAAAATAGGGTATAATATCAACTGCATTCGCGGCGGTACTAAGCGTGATACCGTCATCTCCAACGGTCTTAAACTGACTCCCAAGAGCCAAAGTACGACTACCGGTGCCGTCCTGGATACAGACAATCACACCCGCCTGACCGACCTGTTCAGTTGTGGGGTTGTCAAGTGTCACGTTACCGGTGAAGGTCAACACGAAGTTTTGGTTGGCTGTGAAATCCAGCGTGATGCTGCCGGTGTTGCTTGTGTCTGTATCGGTCTTTGCCAGGACAGTACCGGCGAAGGTGCCTGTGGTCGTACCTGTTGCGATGGAGAATACAGTGGCGTCGGCGTCGTTTTTGATTGTGACATCCGTGGAAGATCCTTGTCCTGTGAGGATAAGGCCCTCGGCGCTGGTGTAGCCAATCGCCGCGTCATCCCCTGCGGCGGTATCTCCAGCAGGTTCTACTGTTCCGGTAGCAATTAAATTCCCGCCAGCCGTTATATCACCAACCACCGTGACATTGGTAGTTCCTGTGGGAATCTCTAGAACATCTGCGTCGGCATCATTCTTGATCGTTACATCGTTGGTGGAACCTTGTCCCGTAATAATGATGCCTTCGGCACTTGTATAGCCTATGGCTGCATTGTCACTGGCGGCAGTGTCACCGTCTGCGTTAAGAGTGGAAGCCGTCAAATCCCCAACGACATCGACGTTCGTCGCACCCGTTGCAATGGTAATAACGTCGGCATCGGCATCATTCTTGATCGTTACATCGTTGGTCGAGCCTTGGCCCGTGAGGATCAAGCCTTCTGCCGCCGTGTATCCCATTGTTGCGTTGTCGCCAGCGGCGGTATCTCCATCAGCATTTACCGTGGACGCAGTTACATCTCCTACGATGTCTACATTAGTCGCCCCGGTCGCGATGGTAATCACATCGGCATCAGCATCGTTTTTAATCGTCACATCGTTGGTGGAGCCCTGACCAGTGAGAATAAGGCCCTCGGCACTGGTGTAACCAATCGCCGCATTGTCAGAAGCGGATGTATCTCCATCAGCATTGAGCGTAGAGGCCGTTAAATCCCCAACCACATCGACGTTTGTCGCCCCGGTCGCAATCGTAATCACGTCGGCGTCGGCGTCATTCTTGATCGTCACGTCATTGGTACTACCTTGGCCCGTAAGAATCAGACCTTCGGCGCTGGTGTAACCAATAGCCGCATTGTCACTGGCCGCAGTGTCTCCAGCAGGTTCCACTGTTCCTGTGGCAGTTACGTTTCCTGTTACTGCTACACTAGCCGCCGCCGTTAAAAGACCATCTATAGCTGCTGCCCCGGTAACCTCCAGGGTTCCCACCTGAAGGTCTGCCAGTGCATCATAAACGACGGCCCCGGAACCCGCCCCGTCACAGTAGACAATCGCATTCTTGCCGTTCTGGACAGTGACGTTTGCCCCGGAACCCTGTGTCAGGATTACCGTGTAAGGCCCGCTTGAGCCCGAATCCGTGGTCGCATTCTCTATAATGAACCAAGCAGGTGACGTATTCGGCGCTATCGTAACCGTATTGTTGCCACCCAAAGCCCCCGTGAACTTGATCACGCGGTACATGCCGTCCTGAAGGTTCTCGGTTCCGGACCCTGGAGACGCTTCTCGAACCGTAAGGGTATGCGTTGTCCCCGATAAGGCAACCGCCTTATATGAAGCAATCCTGTCAAGGATATCGGCATTGTGGTTCGTAGTCGTACCCCAGGTACCGGACTGTTCGCCGGTGCCTATCTTCTCAATGCCAAAGCCTGTTGTGTATGTAGAAGCCATGATCTTTTCCTATGCCGCTATCTTTATCCAATTAGGGGTTTGTGAAGTATCAACAGCAGACCAGTCAGGGGTTTGTGAAGCATCAACCGCAGACCAGTCAGGGGTCTGTCTCTT